CGCCAGTACGAATCCAATGATGATGTATGTCCAGAACCAGAGCACAATGCTGACTTAGTTTAGCACTTTCTTCTATGCCCCAACGCATTTCATCATTCTCTATGGTAATGGTATTACGAGCTTCAGGACTTAGTCTGGGCAAGGCAGCTATGATGCCTGCAGCACCCTGCTTACCAGCAATATGAACATTGCATTTAAAGTCCTGAAATTTCTGACCATAACCCATCCAGCGGATTAGGTCTGCATGATATTCAAATTCTTCTAGACTGCGTTCTACAATACGAGGATTATCAGAAGCCAGGACACAAAACTGACCTGGATGAAAGCTAAGGCGAACGTCAGCCAACCGGCCCAGATTTCCGACTTCAGCCAGCGCTTTTTCAGCATATGCTCGGACATCGCTTCGCTTCCAAAAATAACTCCAAGTAGGCTCAGTATATACAGGAAGGATATCACTGCCCAATCTAACCATTCTGCGTGAAACATCTAGTTCTCCAACTTTGGTAATTAATAACTTAATGCTATTTATGTTATGCACCATGAGATCCCAGAGACGTTGTTCTGCAACATCCTGAGTCTGACGATTCAACCAGGCCACAGTAGTTACACGGGTATTCCAGACTCGTGCTGGGTCATCAGATTTAAATCCATTGATCTGCTCTGGAGTGTCAATCCATTTGCAGCAAAACCCTACCCTAGCCAATATATGAGCCCAATGATAATAGCCAGGCCTATGTACATGGGCCAGACTGGACCATCATCGTCCTCCACGGGACCATAATAAAATCCTGCTTCACGAGCTGTGCGAGGAAAACTATGATAGTTACTGCGATTATAGTCTCTATGACCTGCCCAGTTATCAGTACGACTGTCTTTGTTTGTCATTATTTTATACTCCCAGATAGATCTGCCTGAGTTTTGTCTTCACGAATCTCCAAAAAGATCGGAAGGAATAAACTAGCAGTAGTACTTGAAGATTTGTTTGTAATGCGAGCATTATACTTGATAGCCACAATTTTACCAACAACATCCGCTGCTTTAATACTGTTACGATCCTCGTCATTAAATCCACTCCCCACGTTAACTTTAACCATGCCATCGGCACTTTCACATACCAAGGCTCCTAATTTTCCAACATTTTTACCTGTGCCTTCTTCCCAACCTACAACACGAAGGTCACATTCTAATTCACCTTTGAATTTGATCAGGCTTTTAGATCGTTTATTTTCCCAGACAGCAGTGGTATCTTTTAAGATGATACCTTCGTAGCCGTTGTTAAAATATTCCGTAAACTTTTCTCGGGCTTCATCTAGATTATCCACCATGCTGTATTCTACAACATGTATTTTAGGTGAATAAATCTGCTGTGTCAACCAGTTAAATCTAAAGTCATAGACTCTGTTACTTTGGCCAGCTTTAAAATCTTCCAGGCTGATAACATCCCAGAGTGTGGCATGTACTAGCTGAGCTTCATCTAGTCGAATGGTTCCCTTGACTGCTTTGTTCAGTATGCCATTGCCGGTCTTGCGATCCATGATGGCACCTGTGGCATCATGCACAGTTAGCTCACCATCGAACACAACATCAGCACCAGCGGCCAATCTGATAAATTCACTTTCAAGTTCGCCCAGTAAATCCACGGTGCGACCATTGCGAGTTTTGAATTCACATTTGCCATTCTGCACTATGGCATTGAAGCGCATGCCATCCATTTTAAGCTGCACCATGGCAGGCCAGGACATCTTGGCTATGAGACGGTCGTCATAGACAGATGCCAACATTACGGGATATTCATGAATCAGGCCTGGCCAGATTTTATTGATGGTGGCTTCGCTGACACCACAACGTAGATCTTTAGCAATGATGCGCTCTATGACAGTAGCATCAGCAGCAACAACACTGCCCAGAACAATTTTTAGATGCTCAATGCCTGCATTGCCAGTTACTGTTCTGCCGCTAAGCAGACTCAGTCTGGACATGGCTGATGTTAAGCTATCTTTGCTCTGGGACTTATATTCTGGAATTTTTCTAATATAGAATTGAGTATAGGGATCATAGGCCAATCTAAAAGCTTCACGCAGATCTGCATTGGCTTTTTCGCGAGTCAGAACTGCTTCTTTATGCAGACGACTGGCACTACTATTAATTTCGTCAAGAATATCTAATATCATAACCATATTATAGTATAAATCGGGGTCTGTGTCAAGCTATTTGTACCGAACCGAATGCGGTTGTATACTCGTAAATCTTTGTTTTTACCTGTTTATTTGGGTGCTGTATCTTGATGTCATTGACTATGACAGGCAAGTCATCCAGGCTGTTGATAAAGCCGTGCATGTGCCAGCCCTTGTTGCGACCTATGCTGTCTATGACCGCATATTCCAAGATCAGTTTAGGCTTAAGCAGGTTATTCAATTGAGCCGCCTTCAGTATCGGCTGGTCGTTTTACGTGTATCTGAGTGGATTCTGGTAGGTTATTATAGGTGTTTTGTTGTGTATATTCACTAGGCGTAATGTCTACATGACCATCAAAAGCGAATCCTGCGCCCTTGAGGAATAGTTCAAAGTTACCTATGACATCGGGCAATAATTCTGCATCAAATTCCAGGGTGTTACTGAATGTTGTTCGACCATCTTCATTCTCATGGTCTACACTAAATCTATATCTTGGTTCAGGCATTTGTATTCTCCACTGTAACTGTTGGGGTTTCTACTACATTCTCATAGAACTCTTCGAATGTACGATTTTCTTCGACTTCCTGCTTGAAGTTTTGTTTATGATAGGTACGAGCCATTTTTCTATACACCTTGGCATCAATGCCTGTGTCGGCAACTACATTTTCAATGATGTTGTTGATTAGATCACGTTCAGCCTCGGCACGTGTCAGCGCATTGCTGATCTCTACCAGACCATCTTTAATCTGTTTGCGAGTAACTGGATTATTGGCCAGTGCTGTTACCTGATTGCTCATGTTTATGCTCCTTCTTATCTCTGTGTGTGGGTCTAAGCGCTGCTGCTAGTTCGGCCTGGATCATCATCTTTTTAAAATGACTTCGACGATTTTTAGGCGTTGTGGCAATCAGCTTTTTGCTGGTCTTGCTTAGGTTGAAACTGCTGGTTGATTTCATATTGTTTCCTGTGTTTTTTAATTATTAATCTTTTTCTTCTGTAGGGATAAAAAGGTGGAACCACATAGGCTTTACGTTTAAATAAATTTTGCAACCACTTGATCATAGTTCACCTCGGTTTATCATTCTGTAAATTTCCTGGCGAAACATCTCCAGGCTTCCAATCTTACGTTTATTCAATCTGATGTCATAGCCACTGCGTATCTCTATGTTGCCCATACTGGTGGGTAATTCATAATGACTACTGTGCCTGATGCTGCTTTCACGAGTTACACCACAAAAGGCCAGTAACTCGGTAAGCTCACCCTTGGTGACATGACGGCTAAACCAGGCGTTCATCCACGCCTCATCTTGGCAATGTCTATGGCATCTTCGCTCTGGAATACAGGTATGCTATTGGACTTATGCAACTGACCTATGCCTAACATGGCCGTGCCAGTATACTGGGTAACTTCTTTCTTGGCCGCTATACCACGCCCAGTATCCAGGCTAGGAATATGGTGGGTAAGGCGCTTAGGATCAACCACAGGAGCATTACGCACAACTGGATCGAATCCGGTAGCTCGCGATATTTTGGAATTCTTAGGATTTTCTTTTTTAATGTCATAGCGTATTAGCAAATCAGACCAGGCTTGAGCACTGCGTCGAGCCTTGGCTGCTGCCTCGGCCGTACGGAATTTAGGTTTGCCTTTTTTCTTACCCGTAGTACTATACATGGGTGGTAATAGATGCATGCTCATAATAGTTCCTCAAATTAGTTAGAAATGCCTGGTCAAATAAGAGCCCCTTAGTTTAACTCTTCAGGCATTTCATACTACATATTATATGATAAATCAGACTGAATGTCAAGCTTTCTATAAGCCATTGATTTATAAGTACTTTTTTGCTTGGAATATTTTGTGATTTTTACCATGCAACGGGGTTTGTCTGGCATTCTATCCATACAAGTTCGTTAGCATGGTAAATTATGTGTTTTTTACCAGGCTACGCTGTCTATGCTAGCCAGTCCTTTAAGAAACTTTCGGTCTGAACTCCTGATATTCTCTTGGTTTCTGTATCATTTTCAATCATGACAAGTGTTGGGACACCTCGAATACCATACTGTATGGCCAGATCCTGATTGTCATCGATGTCGATTATATCAATAGGATAATCAGTAGTTACATTTTCCAATGTTTTGGCTAGCATTTTGCATGGCTGACACCAGGATGCTGTAAATCTTAATACTTTTTTACTCATTTTTTAGACACTTTCTCACTTAGTAAAGCCGGGAATGCTTCACGCACCAGAGCCTCAGTCAGCCCCTTGTAACCAGAACTTAACTTTTTATCCTTGACCAGATTTAACATGTCGGCTTCGGTATAGTGACAGCCTTCGAGAATCTGAATCCAGATATTTTCCTGTTGCAGTTTTTTAAGGCTGGCTGGTCGTTTGGGATGTCCTACTTCAAACAGATACAAACGTCGAGCTTCATTGTAGAGATTGCTCTGACCTAATTCAACTGGCATGTCTCGATCGGCCTTGTAGGGTGCAGCACCTGGTGGTAGGTCTATGACCACATTGGGATCAAAGTTTAATCTGAGAATTTGCTGCAGGGTAGTACTGTTGTATTTTTGTAGAGTGCTGATTTTTTCTGCTTTGGTTGGGGCAGCTACCACCAGATCTAAAATTTCAGGTATGCTTAGTTTCATTAGAAGTCTCCTAGTGACTCAATTAAATTTTTCATTTTATGTTCCATGAAATAGTTTAACAGCTGTGATTTATCTTTGCGTGGCTGTGTGGTCCAGGCACCAATGATGTTGTTGCGAACTGTATCGGGTATGTAGTCAAAATCTATGAGATATCGATTACGTTGGAAATTACGGGCAGTTTCAGTATCTACCTGAGTATGAAACTCATCGGGCATAATGTTTAACCAGGGTTCCATTTTCTTGGCTGTTATGGGACGCTGACGAGCATCTGTTACAAAGGTATCGTCTGACGACAATATATTGGGAATTCCGTCGCCTTTGTCACCCTTGATGATATGTTCCATCAAATAGTGCTGTATGCTCTGGTCGGGTTTGATCCATTTTTTATGGATGGGACTGAACTGGGATACGTTCTTGTATTTTTGTAGCTGTATGAAATCATGGTCACCACTTAGAATCAGAAGGGGTTGTGGTTCAGGCTCACCAAATAACCCTTCGGGTGCTGCTAGATCATTGGTCTGAGTCCAGGCAGCAAGAACAGCTATGACATCATCAGCTTCAGCGCCTTCGACATCTATGACCTGATAGGGAAATACCTGATGTAATTCGGCTCTGATCTCACTGAGAGTGTCAAAGATCAGCTTCCAATCAAAACCTGAGTCTTGACGAGCCTTTTTACGGCTGGCTTTGTAATAGGGGAATTTATCTTTACGCCAGTATTTACGGTTATCACAGGCTATGACCAATTCACCAAATTCGGCACCAAATTTTACCTTATAACTTCTAATGGCATTGATGATCATGTGACGGATGAGATCCTTGCGAATCTCTACATCGGTTCGACCTGCGAGTTCAGCCATCAGGGTACTTATGGCGGTCTGATTAAAATCAACAATTATCATATTAAACTTTCAATTAATTATACTGTATTATATATAAACTTTTATTCAGTGTCAAGCTTTTTATGTTTGGTTGGGCGCCGATTGCGAGTTTTTTTTCGGTCCGTATGTGCGCCAGCGGCACTTCTTTTGGCTGTTAGAGTCTGGTGATTGGGATCACGGGGTCTTAATAATATGGCTGGTATTTCAAATTTAAACTTAGGCACAATCACTCAGACTGTCTATCCAACGGCGATTGCATTGTTTTGCAGCATTTTTATCATCGCAGGGATAGGTAATCTTGTAGTTTGGGTCTAGTGCAGCAACTGCGGCTTCATGAGCCAATTCAGTGGCTGTTTTTTTGACAAAAAAATTGTCGTTATTTTCGTCTATGACGGTAGTTGTCTTTTTATTAAATTCCATGATTTCACCTTGT